TGGGGCCTCCACGACAATATCCATCAGTGCCGTCTGGCGCGCAGGAGCACGCAGCTTGCGCAGCGCCTTGGCCTCAACCTGCCTGACACGCTCGCGGGTGTATCCCATGGGCTTCGCTATATCCTCGAGGGTCATCGGCTCACCGTCGATGCCATAGCGCAACCTCAGCACCTCAGCCTCACGTGGCGTGAGCGTATCAAGCAGGGCGTCGACCGCCTGGGCCGCCTGTTGCTTCTCCAGCAAACTGAGCGGGTCGGCGCAGTCCGAAGGACTGGCGAGCAATTCGTGAACGCTGGCTGCTGAAAGCTCGATTTCGGCAGCGTTCGTGACCAGCGGGTAACGCTGATCCTCCGACCACAACTCGTCCGGCAGACGGTTGAGGAATACGCAGAGCATCTCTGCGCAGGGTCTGAGATCCCCGTTCTCGTCAAACGGTGTGCGCTTGAGGTTGAGGTAGGGCAAGAGGTGGCCCGTGTAACTGATGCCGACCTCGCGCGCAAAAATCTGGCCCGCCTGGTGGCCTGCCCTCTCGATGGCGCGCAACAGGCGAGCGTTTCTGACCTTGATCTGGACGCGGTAGTCAGTCATCGCCGCCCTCCGTACCGGGCTTGCCGGCCTGGCATACCCTTCCGTTCTGTCGATACCAGACCTCCAGCTCCGAGAGTCGGAAGCGAACCATGCGCGACAACAGGTAGTGAGGGATGCGCTTTGCGGCACGCATCTGCGGATCGGCGAACCAGTAGTAGGGCAGCCGCAGTGCGAAGCTGGCCTGTCGGGCATCGATCATCGACTCGTCTTCAGCCAGCGCTTCTTGAGATGGGGTGTGGTTGTTCATGTGTTGCTCCAGCAGCGGTCTTGCCATGCGCACATCCGGCATTCGAAGTGGGTCGAGTCATGGAATGCGCGTGGCAGAAGTTCTCCCACTTCGGTCGCCGTGATGACCTTTACCGCCCGATCCGACATGCGCTGGGCCAGGGCCGCATCAAAGGGCACGAGCTCGGTGTAGATCTCCATCGTGTCGGCGTTCAGCGCCGTGAAGATCGCCGGGTGCTCAGTGAGTTCGAGATAGGCTTGGTAGATCGACACTTGCGCGGCATAGACGGGTTTGGCGACGGCCAGGCCGCTTTTCTCAAGCTCGCGCCAGGACTTGTTGCCCAGGCATTTGCATTCCCAGAGTGCCGGACAGGCGAAGCCCTCCGGGCCACCGACGATGACGCCGTCGATATGGCCCTGCAGGCGGCCCTCGGCCACGGAGAAGCCGAACTGCTCGCCGTCGGCCTTGCGGGTGCGCAGGTCGAACCCCGCGTCCCGTAGCCACGCGACCATGCAGTCCTCCATGACGTGGCCGCGCTCGAAGATGCGCAGCATCCGTCCGGGGATGTCGCGCCCGTGGTCGACCGGGGCCTTGGCGTACTCGAACTGCAGCGCACGCTCGCAAGCCACGCCCAGACGCGACGCACCAAGGTACTGGCGCTCGGATTGGCGGGCACGCGCCTGCTGCATCCCGGCATCGACCAGGGCGATGATCTGCCCGGAGACGCTCGAAGAGGAGTTGAAGTCCATCATGGTTTTCCTCCCTTCGGCTTCTCCCACGGCAGGTCATCCTTCAGGTCAGCAAACGGATCACGAACAACCTCGGCTGGGGGAACGCCACGCAGCGGCGGCGTGCTTGCCCGTTCGTGATGCTCGGTCAGCGCCTCGGTGTAGCGCGTGACGATGGCATCGATCACCGTCATCGCCTCCGCTTCCGAATACGCCCCGAGCGGCTTGTCGAAGCCGATGTGCTCGGCTGCCGAACCAAAGGCCTTCAGACAATCGCGCATCGCCGCGATTTCGATATCACTCGCATCAACCATGAGAGCCTCCCCGCGCTCCTCGGCCGCCAGTCGCCGGCCGTAGAGCGTGTGAAAGATGTCCTGGCATCGACGACTGCAGAACACCCAGTCGAGGGGATAGCGCCGGGGGTCGGCGATCTTGAAGCGACCATCCGAATGGCCGAACCCTCGCGCCTGCCGTTTGCATACCCAGCATTTGCCGCTCATGCATGGCAGCCTCCCGGCTGCGCGCCCTGCCGGGCACGGACGGCGTGCTCGGTACAGCAGGCGTCAAGCTCCACATAGTTGTTGCGAATGGCGGTCGTCCCGATGCGCACACCCCTCGGATGGCGACAGCGGGCGATGCGCAGCCCGCCGATGTCGCTGGCGCTCGACCGGTCGAGATGGCGGCAATTGCCGCAGCGTTTTCCTGTCATGACCGACCTCCTCACTGCGCCCAGGCCGGCTTGCCGGGAACCGCCGGACGCTGCGCGTTCGCCTGTTGAGGTGCTGCCGGCGCAGGCGCAACGGCACTGCTACCGCCGGTCGGGGAGTTGGAAGGCACGCCCATCAGGGCCACGTAGTCCTTGTGGTCGGGCTCCACGACGAGCTTCACCACGTTGCGATCCTCGCCCTTGGCATCCTTCTCGACATCGACGCGGGCCAGGAACTCGATGCCGTCGAGTTCGTGGAAACCCTGGATGCGGCGAGCGGAAGCGGCTTGGGGTGAGTTGTCCTGGGGGTGGACATTGCGGGCCGAATTGAGGATGCCCCGGATCATGCTGCGGCCCATCTGGCCCCAGGTGGGTCCCTTCCGGGACTGCAGGCCGATGTTCGACCACATCTTGCGTTTGGCGAACGGCCCTTCCAGCACGACGAACTCGCAGGCGAGGTAGACGCTGCCGGTGTCGAAGCTCTCGGTGGCATAGCCCCCTGTCCAGCCTTGGGCGGGATCGTCATGGCCGCCCGGCTTGATGGACATGCGCACTTTGACGGTGGTGCCCTTCGGGATGAGATCGAAGCCCTGCTGTTGTTCGGCGTCGTTGAAATCGGTCCATGTGTTCATTACGTGTCCTTTCAGTGATGGATGGCGGCGTTGTCGCCAGCGCATTTGCGGATGAGCTTCAAAAGGTTCGGCTCCTCGACGAGGTCGAGTCGGCCGGAGCGGTCTTTGGCGGGATAGCCCCAGGGATTGAGCGTCTGGCAGACGAAGGCGCGGTAAAGCTCTCCCTCGTCGGTCTTGAGTTCGGCCAGCGTCACGACCTCATCGACGATGCCGGGCAGTTCCAGCGCGGTCTTCGAGCCCTCGATCTGCGGCACGAAGACCCTGCGGTTGAAATCGTCCAAGCGCTCGTCGAGGATGGCGACGAAGATGACGTTCTTGTCCCGCGCGTGCTGTAGATGGGTCAGTGCGGCGATCATCTCGGTGCTGAGCAGCCCGTAGGCGCCCCGGGTGTCGGGCTTGCCGGTGCGGTCGGAGAAGGCCTGCGGCTGCGCCTTGGCCCAGGTCAGGCACAGGCGCGAGAGCACGGTGATCGAGTCGACGAAGTAGGTGTCGTACTTCGCCAGCCGGGCCGGGTCGCCGTAGCCTTCGCAGACGTGCCGGTAATGCGCATCGGAGAACGGCGCATCGGGCGGCAGCGCCGGATTCGGGCCGGCGAGGAATACCACCAGGTCGCGGAACTCGGGCCAGGTGGCAGGCCGCACGCAGTCGCCACGCCAGGCCTTGACGGCGAGGTCGCCGGCCTCGAGATCGACAAACAGCGTCGAGGCCTCGGGCAGAGTGCGCAGCTGGCTGGTCTTGCCGATGCCGCTCTTGCCGAGCAGCGTCAGCTTGGCTCCGCTCTTTTCCGCGAACCGTTCGTCGGCGGTGATGATGCGAAGAGGCTTGTCCATCACGCCGCCTCCCGGATCTGCTCGGTGACGGCCGGATTCCAGAGGATTTGGTAGCCGGAATGACCGTTGCGCGAGTACGGCATGGCCTCGGCCCAGACTTCGCCGGCCTCGGTCAGTTCCCACTCGTCGCGATCATTGCGAAACTGCAGGCCGTGGTCTGCCAGGAGCCGGTTGGTACCCTTGGCGGAGCGGCTCAGCAGCTTGCCGAGTTGGGTGGCATTGAGCGAGCAGATCGGATCGGCAGCGGCGGGAAGGGTGCGACGCAGCGTCTCGACGGTGAGGCCGGTGTTTTCCTGGATGCAGGTCAGCGTCGCGGCCATCGCGATGCCGGTTTTGACGCCGGGCACCTTGGCGATGGCTTCGCCGATCAGCAGGATGGCGCTCACCCGATCCTGTGTTGGCGCAGGCAGCGCGGCCACCGCGCCGGGCACGGAGTACGCGCCGGTCTTGCGGATAGCGGGCAACACTTCGCTGGTAACCCAGCGTTTGAAGCGCTTGGCAGCCTCCTTGGTGCTGCCGAGGATCAGGGCGTAGAGTCCCGATTCGTTGATGAAGTTGGCGCGCTGCGGGCGGCCGAGCGTGTCGATGACCTCACGTTTCGTTAGGTCATCGGCATCGACGTGGTCAGCGACGGCCTTGTGCGGGTTGGCGAACTCCAGCGCCGAGCACACATCATTGGCGTTGAACCACGGCAGACCCAGATCGTCGATCTGGACGCGCACGGCATGCGCGTCGAACTGGAAGGGAATGATTGCGCTCATGGTCATTCCCCCGAATCGATGGAAAGGGTGAAAGACGGCTTGCCGGCATCCACGGTGCGAGCAGCGGCGAATTGCTGTTGCAGGGCCGGTGGCCAGTTCGTGTAACGGGATTCGGGAACCGAGAACTTGATGTCGAAGTAGTGCTCGACCTTGTCGCCGGAGGCCACGATGCGCGCAGCAAGCTCGCGTGCCATGTCCTGATTCCAGGACGTCTTCTTTGGCAGTTCAAATTTGATGCGCAGCACGCCATCACTGATGTGGGCGGTACCGAAATCTCGCCCGGACTCACGCAGCGCGACGCGGGCCTGCTCGCCGTAGCACTGATCCAGTGCGGCATCGAACTTGGTGCGGGCCTTTTTGAGCCAGTCGATGGCGGCATCGAGGTTCTTGTCAATCTCGTGCTTCTGTGCGGCCGGCAGGGCGGCCAGTTGGCTGATGGACATCTCGGCGATGTCGGCGGGGAAGATGGTCAGATCGCTCATGGCCACCCCCTTACTGATACGCACGAACCGAAGTCGAATAACGCGAGACGCGTCGTTCGAAGGCTTCGATATCCGCCAGGGCATAGGAGACCCTCGCCCCGAGTTTCATGAATGGGCATCCAAGGGCTTCCTGACGCCAACGACGCAGGGTCTTGACCGAGACTCTCCAGCGCTCTGCGAGCTCGTACTCGTTGAGCGCCAGGCGCTTCACACCGGCCGTGGGGTCCGAGCGGCCAATCCGCCCGGTTGTTGCTGAAGGGTTTTGCGTTTGCATTTCGATGTGCCTCCTGTTCAAAAAGGGCACATCGCAGTTTCCGCACGGATTTATGGGGAGTGTGCGGGGACGTCTATGGGAGATTTATGGAGTTCGCCGCAGGCGGTATTTCCCGTGGTCGATCAGGTCGAAAACGTCCTCTCGCTCCATATCCCTGCAGTCTTTGAATGCATCATCGAAGGATTGATACGAGGAGTGAGCGGCGATCTTGATCTCTGCCCAGGTCACAATCGGTGAGGGATAGCCGTCCGTACCCCAGGATGCCTTGACGATCCTTGCCCGCGCCGGTGACAAGCGAACAACTGTCTCGAAATGGGGGAGCAGAAGGTCTTGGCCATCAAGGTATTGCGTCCGCTGATCGGATGCACTCGGAGGTGTCAGACTGCGTAGTACCCTGAT